GTGGATGATCCTTTGGCGACTTCTCTTTTCGCGCTTAATCGTCTTGGGTATGCTGGTGCTGCTGGTGTTGCTACTTTCGCCACCATTGCTAATGTAGACTATTCAATGCAGTGTGCTCGTGGGTCTGTTGAAGTGCAAGACGGACAGGTTTTTACCATTCGTGCTCTTATTAACGGCCTTCCAGTCGGCGGCTCAACTATTAACACGTGCAAGTTTCTCGCGTCTCGTCTCACCGCTCTCGACCTCTTGGATAAGATTGTTATTGCCTAACGAGGGCTCAATTTGTTCTTCTGGGCCGCAATCTCGTGCTCGGCCTTGATTAAGGAGCTCTTCTGTAGCAGCCCGATATACGCGCCGTAAATGGCCTCAAAAAACTCCTGCTGGGTCTGCTTGCGCAACTCAATCGGCAAAAACAACTCCTTACTGATATCCAGCGCCAAAATATGAAATTCCTTTGACAACTCCAACTCGAGAGCGACATTCAGCGTTAGGTTGAGATACAGGCGCACAGACCCAAGTATAGCGATGGCCATGCTGATCGAGGCGGTCGTTGTTGAGATGGTTGGCTGAGCAACGAAATTAGACACGCCGACTGAAATAAAACTTGAAAAAACTGACAGCACAATGGTAGGTATTTGAAAATAATTCTCACAGCTCTTGTAGTAGAAGAAGTTGGACGTGTGCTTCGCGCTCAAGTCCACACATTTTGACCTTATTAGCTGCAAAAAATCAACTATGTTTTCGTCCCAGTCCATTTATATATGCAATACATAAATGAACAAACTTGATGAACCCCTTAGCGACAGCAAAGTGAAGCAGGCCCTCGGAGACGCCACACGCGTATTAAAATATAGCGAACTGAAAAATTATGAGACCATAAACGATCTGCTGCCGAAAATAAATGATTTTATTATAATCCTGCTCGAAGAAGACTATAACAGGGGACATTGGACTGCCTTGATGAAACCGCACAGCGGGTACTATTACTTTAACTCTTACGGCACAAAATATGACACGGATATCAGTGTTATTCCTATGTGCATACGCAAAATATTAGGGGAAGATCGACGCGAAATAACGCGCCTGCTTGACGGGCACCCCTGCGACTGGAACCGGACCAAACTGCAAGGCGAAAAGTCGCAGGCCTGTGGTCGCTGGTGCGTGTTATGCATTACCATGTGCTGTTTAATGGACTATTCACCTGCTGAGTTTATTGAATTCGTACAAAATAAATCAAAAAAGTTAAATAAAACTTGTGATGAGCTTGCCGTCATGTTTGTGAATCTTTGAAATGCCCCGAAAACGTCCATTTGTATTTTAAAGTCGGAATGCGTTTTTGGGTAAAACCACTACTGAGTAAATCAACCTCTGTTTGTTTTGTCGTGTGTAAAACCAATCTCGGATCGAACGAAATAAGAGCACAACCAGTGCTGGTTTTTGTGCGGCTTGGCCGCTGGTGTTTGTTTTGGTTTACTTATTTTGGCACTGCAGTGAATGCGATGTGGTTTTTTGATTTGATGTGTTGAATTTTGCCTGCTGTCGTGTAGTGGCCGCCACACTCACATATGTGCTTTGTCTTTGAATAAGCTTCGTTAGCTAAATTCCATGCTGCTGATTGTTTGTTTAGTTTTTCTTTGTGATCGACACGATACTGTTTTATTTCATCAGCATGGTCGACGCGGTATTCCGCTGGTGTACGCGACGGTACCTGCTTGTTTAATTTTGCTTTATACTGCTCGACAAAAAAACGTTCACGTATGGACGCTTCTTTTTTATTGTTCACGGGTCGATGTTCAATAACAATTAATTGCCAATTGTCCCACCCGCCCATGCTGCGAATGAAACGATAGACAAACAAATTATGATATGGGTCAGTTTTGATAGTGCAGCGAGATTTGTGGCAACTTCGCCGTTTGACTTCATTCGTTGTCGAACCGACGTAACACTCTGTGATGGTAGGATCACGGCAAACCAGCCTGTAGAACAGCGCCTTAGACCAGTCAATCGGCTTCCTTGGCATTTTATAAGAAGTTATAAGACGTTGTTTTTAAACGTGTTTTTTAAAAATATTGTGTCGTGTTAATTCAATGTTCGCAACCCTCAGCTTGAATGAGCTTAAGCAGCTTGTACGCGCTTTAAAAGATAACCACAACATAGCAGGTTTTAGCCGCATGAAAAAAGATGACCTCATTAAGGCTCTGTCAGCACGCTTTGTTTTTTTACACGGGGCGATCTACCTCAAATACGAAGACGAGGACAGAGCTGAATCACAGCGCATACAAAACGAGCTTGATAAGGCTGAAGCGCCGGCTGTTGAACCCAAGAAAGCCAAGCCCCGTGCTAAAAAAAACGCAACGAAAGAACAATTAAAGCGCAAATTTATTTCGTTTCTTGATTCAACTGAGATAGGCAAAGCTAAGCCCACGGCAATTATCAAGCAATTTCTGGATAAAGAATCTATTGATATTGGTGAAAATAAACCATTTTTCATGAAAGTATTAAAGGAATGGGCTGCAGAAAATAAATAGTTATTCGAATACCAGCAAAAGGCACGGCCCGTGGTCTACCGCATTAGCTTTTCAATTTTTGTATGACGTCGTCATAGTCTGGTATAAACCACGGCTCTGGTTTTGCGTCTTCCAAAAAGTCTACAAGCGCTTGGTAATACTGGTTTTTGGTTTTCTTGGCCGTGTCGCCGTAGTGGACCCTGTACCCGTCGCCCTTTTTGTAATCGACGTCGACAACCTCACCATGAACGCCGTCTGAATCAGTAAACGTTTTCCCAACGAGCGCCTTACGCCACTCCGCAGACGATTTATATTCGAGCGGTGTTTTTTCGGGCTTGGGCGGTGGTGGTGCCTTGTCAACTACAGGTTCGTCCTCTTTTTCGGTCAATTCTTCAAACGGGACACCATTCAATGCAGCGGCTTGCTTCATAGAAATATGACTCACGCTATCTGGTGGTATTTTAAGCAGTTCGCTTGCGTTAAATAAACGCGCATTTCCTGCACGGGTTCGGAGCAGTTTTCGGTTCGGTCCAATCACGCTATACAGCGGGTATCCAAGCGAGCCGCGCTTTGGAGGAACGACTTTAATTATGATGAAAACACTGGGAGAATACCTGACATAAATCCCTTTTACAAACCCCGCCTTCTCAATATGCCGCAAGTTGGAAAACAACGACGACATGCGAATGCGCACGCGATCCCTCACTGCGAGCTTGTTTTGGTTGTAGTTTTGCGTAAATTTCTTTTTATTGTGCTCAAGGTTTAAAGTGGCCTCATTCGTCAGGTCGGCGTTAGCAAAATAATTCGTCATGATGTCATCAGGCGTTGTCTTTAAAATCTTGGAGTGGTTGCTGTTGATGGAGTCAGCGATGTCGTCTAACGAATGAATCCAAACAAGCGAATTGTTCCGCACATAAATTGTCCGCAAAAGCCGTCTCAATTCTCGATTTGCGTTTTCAATATTCGCTTGGGGCCTGTAGGTCGGCTGCGTCAAATGCGTTATGCCGTGTTGAATAAAATAAGCCTTCAATTCGCCCTTGAACTCCGTGCCGTTGTCCGAAATCACGTGCGCTGGGTATTGCCTCACGGGATTAAATCGTGTGTTGTACTGAATTACTTTGTCAAACGCTTCTGCAACGTCCTCTGCCAATTTATGCTTCAAAGGAAAAAACCACACGTAGCGACTGAAAAGGTCTATACAGCTAAAAATAAACGTGTTGTTTTTGTTTTTTGTTGCATTTTTGTGCACGTCTACCAAGTCAATGGCCCAGTAAGTCAGCGGAGCGGCGGGCATAAGTGTTCTCGCAGCCATGTGCCTCTGGTGAAAACTGAGTTGGTAGACAATTTGATGACGCATGACCTCCTGCACCATTTTGCGCGTGATTCCTAAATAAAACGACTGCAGATACGCAGTCAATTGATTGATACCCTTTCCGACCGTGTCTTTTTGATTATACGCGTCTTTGATCGTCTGCTCGGCCCTATCCGTCGGCACTACGCTTTTGCCGTTAAATACAAGCGTGTTGTTGTAGAAATTAAAGCCGTTGCAGCGCTTTTGAAATCTGCGTGCCGATGAAGCCGACAAGCCGACGGGTATGACACCATGCTTCAAGTAGTTTAACATGTCGGCAACGACCGTAGGCGTGAAGTGTATTTGGGCGTGGCTTCTAATGCTCATATATACAACAGAGGTAAAAAAGTGCAACCCCAAACCACGGTAATATACGAGAATAAACACAACCGCACGTTGATCTATGCAATGGCCGACAACTGCATGCAAATTGAGCTCATACTGGCGGCCCTAAAAATATAGGAATTTCTATATAAATCGCACGCAAATTGCAGGCAAAATTAGGCTGATTGTGTGCAACATTTCATGGATCAACGCGCCACGCGCCATTATCCCTGTTTTTCCACTTATCGCTTAACTGCCGAAAATCCCCGATTGGCGGACTGCTTCGTCTTCGCAAAATTGACTGTACGATTGGGGGCGCGCTGGCTGGGTGCTCTGCGCATGGCCGTATTTTGATCGTCTTCGGTACATTGGCTGACGACTTATTCCGCGGAAAAAGTTACGGCCGCGACATCAATAGTTATGGCCGCGACATCAATAGTTATGGCCGCGACATCGACTTGAGGGGCAGATACGTCCTTCTTGATGTAGTCGAGCTCGCCTCGGAGCTCGAAGATGGTCGCGTGAAGCGCGGAGATGGCAATGTCTTTCTCGGCACTCACCTTTGCTGACTCATCGAGTTGACCGCGAAGTTTGAAAATGGTCTCGGCATTCTCGGAACTCTGATCGGAGAGCTTCTTCTTCACGTCGGCGAGTTCTTCAAGCAGCAGGTCCTTCTCGATAACCTGTGCCTCTGTGATCTTATCAAGATCTTCACGAAGGGCGGCAGCGGTCGGTTTGAGTCCTTTTTTTTGCACGCTGGGTGTGGCCACCCCTTCATCCTGCTAAATAATAAAATTAGGAAACACGCGTATTATGCAATATAAAAAAACGGGACTACCTCTTTCTCGTCATCTTCTTTGTAGAAAACATCGGGATTCCGTGGACGCGCCGGAATGATGCCCAATACATTGGTCAAGGTCTTAGATGCTTGAAGAAAAGCAGGGGCCATATTCTCTTCACGTTGGCGCAGTGTTTCTGCCTTCTCCGCTTTTCCTTCCTGCTCACGCTTCATCTGTCCGGGGCTCTTCGATTGCTGAACCATTGCTGCCCGGTTAGGAATATCTCGGATGACTTCAAAAACATCCAAGGGATTGAGAAGATTAACACCTTTAAACTTCTCAGGGTTGCGGTCATGGTAGTTCTGCAAAATATTCACCGCATCCCTATAGAAATCATTGTGTTGACAATACGCAATATCCTACAAAATTGAATCATGATCATACCTGTATGGTTTATACTGAACAAACGCGGGCAAGCCAAGCGATACAGTTTTCACGAAAATAGATTTATTTGCGCAATACTTTTTTATATCATTCGCCTCTGCGTCATCGCTTTTGTCCACTGCATCTCGCATGAGATCAATTGAAAAGCAATATGCGCTCATTTTAAGATATGAAGAATGATTGAATTCGCTCATTTCTACGGCCATGGCATATATTCCCTGAGCTTTTGTCCCACTTGTGTTGAATGCATTGGTGCTGTCGGCGGCCATCTGGGCCTCTCTTCAGTGGACGGAAAACTCCCACTCCTTTGCTTTCTCTTTTTTATTTCTTTCTTCGCGGTAAAAGAACGAGCGGGGTTTCGTGCATGTCGGAAAAAATTGACGTCCGGAAAATTGACGTCGGAATTTATTGACAGGCATTTGGGAAATTTCATTTGGGAAAAGCTGATTTATAACAGTAATAAAAATTAAAATTAAAAGTGCCACACACTACAATAATCGCGGGCGTGTATGGCCGTCAAAACCCCAATGGGTGGCGATATATGGCGTGATGCGTTCCGGCATCCAAATCCGCACCATATTGCAGGCCGCAATGCGAATCTACTGTCGACGCGTATTCGTCGCCCGTGTTGCATGTGAAATTCTGTATGATTATTGGTGAATAAAACCCTCACCTAATTTACCTAACTTCCCTAACTTTCCAAACCTCCCAAGGCTTTTTCCTCCCTCCCTACAAATGTTTTGAATTTTAGGTAAAATAGGTAAATTAGGTTAGTCTTTTTATAGAGATTTCGTCATCCAAATCTGCACCATATTGCAGGCCACAATACGATTCTACTGACGTCGCCTATTGGCTTACCATATTGCATGCGATTTTCTATTATGGAATGACTCAGACTGCAATAGGTCTACAATTGATTATGGTTTAGAAATAAATATATAGCGGTTCTGTAATGACCGCAATGACTGCAATCTACATGAAGGCTTGGCGCCTTAAGAACGCCCAAAAATTCAAACAGTACAACCGCGAATATGCACGCAAGGCCATGAAGCGTAAATACGACTACGAGAGGCAGTGTAAAATCTTTCGACAAATCCAATTGTGAGCGTAAGCGTGAGCATAACATATTATTTTGAATAATATTATGTTGTTACTGTTATATGCTGCGAAACCTACAATTACCTAATTTACCTAATTTACCTAATTTACCTAAAATTCAAAACTTATGTAGGGAGGTTGAAAATGCCATGGGGGGTTTTGGAAAGTTAGGAAATTTAGGTAAATTAGGTAAATTTAGGGAAATGCGAATTTCGAATCTTTAGGAAAAGGACTTAAAAATAAATATCTTATGTAAGATTAAATGGAATCCCAGAATTACACGTACGACGAATCGAACGATGGTGGCTCCCTTGCCGAGGCTCGCCGCGAAGCTGCTGAGCGCCAGCTAGCCGAAGTAAAAGCGCCAAAGGTTAAGGCGATTAAAGCGCCAAAAGAGCCGAAAGCGCCAAAAGAGCCGAAAGCGCCAAAAGAGCCGAAAGCGCAAAAAGAGCCGAAAGCACCAAAAGTTAAGGCGATTAAAGAGCCGAAGGAAGTTAAAAAACCAAGGGCCAGAAAGCCAAAGGCCGATGCGGTGGTCGAGCAAATTGTCGAGTCTGATGTCGAGGCTGATGTCGCGGCTGTGGTTGAGGTGGTTGAGGCGGTGGTTGAGGCGGTGGTTGAGGCGGTGGTTGAGGCGGTGGTTGAGGCGGTGGTTGAGGCGGTGGTTGAGGTGGTTGAGGTGGTTGAGGTGGTTGAGGCGGTGGTTGAGGTGGTTGAGGCGGTGGTTGAGGTGGTTGAGGTGGTTGAGGCGGCGGTTGAGGCGGTTGCCGTGGTTGAGGAGGCGGTTGACACGGCGGTTGATGCGGTCGAGTCGGACTCATCCGCCGAGACTGATTGTGAGGTGGTTGATGAAGAAGAAGACCCGAGAATAAAAGACATGGAGCTATCTCCGCGTAAACTGATTCATGAGCTCTCAGCGCAAGGCTACATTTTTGTCAACGTTGGCAAGGACAAGGTACCAATTGATAACACTGGTGAACCGATGCAATGGAAAGCAAAATCACCAGCGTATTTCAAGTCGCAGCTTACACTTGAAAATGTATTTGCGTTTGGCATGATGATGGGGATGCAAGAAAACGGACGACGCATTATGTCGTTGGATTTCGACGCGTCGGGTGATAAGGACCCCGAAACTGGAAAACGCCTTGGATGCGCTTACACGGACGCGAAATGGAAAGAGTATTTCGATGGGATCGACCGATTTGACGGGTTATTTGTGTCAAGCACCGAAGGAAATCATAACGTGCTG